GGTCAAACACGCTGGCAAGCTCAAACTCAATCAGATCGCGGGTTTCGGCTGATTTGCGATCAACGTAGTAAATCTCGCGTGGGAACTCGGCGTAAGGGTCCGGGTTTTGCGTGACCACCTCTTGCCGAAATTCTCCACCGTCCTCAAGCAGCAACGTGAAGCCGTCCTCAAGCAGTAAAGCGTCTACGCCTGCAAAGTTTGCATTGTCGATGTATCGCCCAAGGGTGCGGATGCGCGTGACCTTTGCCCCCTCCAGTCCATCAGGCAACGTCAGGATCAGTGCAGTCAGCGTGCCTAAGACATTTGAAGCCCGTAAGGTCGGGCGCGGCAGGCTTCCTTGTCCGTTCCACTCAAAGCCATCAGCCTCAATCGGAAGGGGTTGATACTCCTGCCCGTTCCAGATGATGTCCGACAGAATTTCGTTGACGCCAGCGTGGAAGTAGTAGGTCTGGTTGACGCCATGCTGGGCAGCGTTTAGCTCAAGCTGGAATAGCTCGACAATCGCACCTGGGGCAATGCCTTGCAGTGCTGCTGTTAAGTCAGCTTCGCTGTCGCTGATTACATAACCAGCGTCCCAGTAGCCGGTTACGACGTAAGCCATGCGTTACGCGGTCACTGCTTTGATGACGGCAAAACCAATCACGATTGACTCAGACAATGAACCGCTGGTGACGTTGCGGACGCTGATGCTTACAGAACCTGCAGCAGGACGTGCGTTCAAGGTGTAGGCACCTGCCGTTCCAGTGCTGACGTGGTTAAGTACCAGCAGGTCGGTTGCAGCGATGGTGCTGTTGGTCAGGGTGAAACTGACGGTGGTGTTACCCGCTAAAGCGGCACCGTTCATCTGGATCTGTCCGCACTTCTTGTTCAGCGTTACGCCAGTGCTTTTGCTGCTTGCCTGTACGACCGCACCACCCTCGCCAGCGATGTAACCAGCCTTATCAGTGTTGAGGTTGGTGAAGTTGGAATCCAGCTCGGTGTGAGTGAGTGGACTGCCCTTACCGGCGCGTGTGACGATGGTGCTCATGGATGGTCTCCTGTATCAGCAGTTTAGGGCTCAAAGACCTGCTGGAAAGTGGCTGTAATCGTGGCGCGGTTTACATACGGGATTGATTTACTCCACTCCAGGCAGATCCACTTATATGACGTTGCTTCGCCTAGGGGCGTCCAGTCAAAACTTGCGGCGTCCGCAGCTCGTGCATCAAGGAACGCCTCAATCGTGTCCGCGTCAGCCTCAGATACGTTCCAAGTCAACGACCATTGCTTCGGGTTCTGATTTAATCCAAAAGTGACGCGCTGCTGATACCCATCACCAAACTGTGCGGTGCGTACGCGTGGTTGGCTGTTTTTCTGTGCGTTGTAGGTCGGAGTGATCGAAGGGAAAGTAGCCATTAGGCGAGCAAGCCTCCGGGGCGCTTCTGCTTAATCAATTCTGCCTGTACCGCAGCTCCAATGGCACGTCCCAGTTGAGCGGCGTCAGGCTGGTTGCCTTGGACATTGGAACCGGAAGCATCGACATTAACCGTGACGTTGGCGCCACCAAAGCTGCCAGTAGGAGCAATACCGCCACTGCGTCCTGGCATGAACAGCTCAGGACCACGCTCACCAACGAGATAAGGCTGCCCTGCGGAAACGCTGCCACCCATGGCACGCTTCTTGAAAAGACCGCCAAGCAAACCGCCTCCAGTGCCAGTGCCTGATATTGCGCCAAATAATGCCATATTTATGGCTATATCTAAAAGGCGATTGGCAATGTTGCGGAGCATGTCATTAGCAACATCTGCAAGAGTCTTGGTGCCATCGACTGCACTGGTAATTGCGTCTACAACACCACTTTTGATACTTGTTCCAATATCTGCGTAAAGCTGTTTCATCTGTTCTGCAGCTTGGAATTGCTCTTTGAGCTTGTTGGTGCTTTCGAGAATGGTACGTGCATCCTCTTCATTCAATGCTGGGAACTGCTTTTTCAGGTCTCTGATTTGCTGAGAAAGAATCACCTCAGCTTCATTCCCGTCCAGCTTTGCCTGCATTAACGCCTGTTCATCGACCAAACGCTGAATTGCGTCTGCCGCGTTTTTAGCTTTCTCTTGATCTTGTGCATTGAGGTCATACGCAAGCTGTCTTGATAGCGTTTTGCTCTGTAACTCAAGGGCTGCTATCTTTTGCAGTTTTTCAGCTGCAGGAAGATCCTTGTCCGCCCTCACGGCTGCCATTTGATCTGTAACCTGACGCAGTTCAACCTGCGCTTGCCTTGTTGTCTCAAGTGCTTTATTTTCACTGGCACGAGCTTGCAAGACACGACCCTGAATGTCGAAAATATCCTGCGCCAAAACTAGCTCTCTGGTTAGCTCATCGAGTCTGCTTTCTCGTGTCTTTTCTTTTTTCGCTTTACCTTCTTTCGTGTCAGCAGGTGCAGTTGGAATATTCAGTCCACCTGTCTGATCTTGCGCTGCCAGCGTTGTTCTGCCCGCTGCCAGCCCTTTTTGCAGCTCAGCCTTGTCCCGACGTAGTGCTTGCACCTGCCGATCTAAAGTAGCTCGTTCTCTGCCAGTTGCATCTGCACGTGCTGCTACCGTATCCGTAATTTTTTGATTGACGACATACAGCTCATCATTGGCTTTCTTAATTGCGGCAGGATCACCAGTCGCTGCGCCTTTTGCGGTTTTTTGTGCCTGTGTCTGATAGCTAGCCAGCGCAACTGCAGCAGCCGTAATGCCCGCAGCCAATGCAACCCAGGGTCCAGCCGCGACCAAAGTGGCAACACCTAGCGCCTTAAGAAGTCCAATGGCGCCTGTGATTACCGGACCAAGTGCTATCAGTGCCGTCGTAATTCCCACTACGCCAGCAACAACCGCTTTCGCTGGTCCAGGCAATGCCGCAAACTTTCTGATCAGTTCAGTTACAGCCGTGATTAGCGGTGTGAAAGCAGGCAGGAGCTGCAAGCCTATTGCTTGTGCAAGTTCTGTTTGTGCCTTCTGAAAAGCACGCAGCCTGCCAGATGCGCTGTCAAAAGATTTCTCTAGCTCATTGGCACCCTTGTCTTTGATGTCACGCAATGCTTGGATCAGAACAGGAGCAGTAACAGCCCCTTCTGCCGCAAGATCTTTAACTTCGCCTCTAGCAACCCCAAGGATCTTGGCGATTGCATCAATAACCTGTGGGGTCGCCTCATTGACAGCCCTAAACTCCTCGCCAGCCAGTCGCCCAGCACCAAGCGCCTGATTCAACTGCAACTGTGCAGAAGCAGCCTCTTGTGTACTGACTTTGTTAATCGCAAGAACAGTATTAAATCCCTCGTAGATGTCCTTGATTTCCGCCAAGCTGGCTCCCTGCGGTCCAAGCCTATTGCCAAGGTCAATCAAAGCGGACAACGTATCCGTCTGGGCAATGCGAAACTTGTCGGCAGATTGGGCTGCCACTTGCTGAATGCCAGAAAGCTGCCCAAAACGCTGCGTGAGAAGTTGAGCACGTTTCTCTGCCGTTTCCAGTTCAACGCCAGCAGTGATTGCACCTTTTAAGGTGCGGAAGCCTGCATAGGCACCAATCAGACCTTGGACAGTTGCTGTTTGCTGTCTAAGTTTTTGCGTGCTTTGATCTAAGCTGCGCCCAAAAGCAACTACCGAATTGGCAGCAGTTTTGCTTCCTGCCTTGAGCTTATCAAATTGAGAGGACAGCGCCTGTGTTGCCTGCTGAACCTGCCGCAGCGGGTTTAAGGCACCGCGAGCATCAACGAGTAGCTGGACAGAAGAACTCGCCACCGCTGTCGCGCATCAATACCTAAATCTTAATGGCGACGCGACTTGGCGCGTTCTATCTCTTTCTGCTCTCGCTCGCCCTTCACTTCAAAGTAAGCGGCGTAATAAACAAACTCTGCGTCGGTCAGCTCAGTACGCAACCGGCTGACCGTCATCCCAAGCTCGCAGGACAGGAAGAACTCAAAAAAGAGCCAGTTGTCCTGCTTCAGTCGTTTTTTGCTTCCTCAAGATCGGCAGCATCACCCAGACCGAACAAAAACAGCTCAAGTTCGTTCAGGACAGACTCAGGCAGTTGGCGCTGGAGCTTTGCTGCATCACCAGAGCTAAACGCTTTGCTGCCATCCTGCAGTTCTGCCGTTTGGCACAGCATTTGTGTGCTGATGTCCAGCGCCTCTTCGCTGCCAGCAATAGCCTGTGCCGCCTTGCGATCAGCACGAGTGATTGGACGAAAATAAAGATCCACCACAGGCTCCCCTGCGGCGTTCTTAAGAACAAACTTGCGGCGCTGGCTGAGGTCAAAAGCCTCAACCAGCAGATCCACAGTACGTTTGGTGCCAGCCATCAGAGCTTATTTAATCGCTCTGACTCTACACCTCATCACTCAAGGTTGCCAGTAATGGTGCCGCTGGTGATGAAGCTGCAGGTGACGATAACAAGCTCGCCAACAGTGGAGGTAATCTCCATATCAGTAATGATTCCATCAAAAGAGACGGAATCACTGCCTGGAGTGCTTCCAGTGGTGAACAGCTCGAAGCTGGCATCAGCACCGTCAGCAGTCGTCAGCACGTCTTCAATGAATCCAGGCTGACCTGTTGCAGCAGGATCGTAGACCAGCTCAACAGTGCCGGAGCCAGAGATCATGCTGCCGACAAACTTTCGGAAAGTGTCACCATGAGCACTTGTGTCCAAGGTTTCCTTGGTAGTGGTCAGGCTCCAGCTACGGGTGCCAACAACGGTTGCGTTGGTTGAGCCTGCTGCGTCGAATTGGACGGAGCCTTGCTCACCTCGAATGACAGCCATGGGTCAGAGTTCCTCGATGGATTCAAAGGTCACACGGACCTGGGTTTGGAAATAGCCCTCGGGAGCTGGTGAAGCCAGAGCCTCTGGACCGGATGGAGCGTCGAAGAAAACCCCCGACACGTTGACCCTATTGTAAAGATCCCGGATCCGTTTCCCGATCGTGTAGTTAGCACCGGGACCAACACCAAGGGCGGTAAAGATATTGATGACAAGCAAGCCGACTAGGCGATTCTGAGAGTTGGTCGTACCGCCCTGGCTGAGGTATTCGTTACCGCCAAAGGTGGTTAGGCATTGAACCCACGATGAACCGGGCGTGGGCTCATATGCCATGTTGTGATAGACGACTGGAATCACTGGGTTTTTTGCCAGCTCAGTCGCTAGACGTGCCTCGATGGTGGCGCGGATAGTGTTGAGATTGAGTGCTGCCATCAGTCTTCAGCGATGATGTCACGCCATTCTTTGCGGACATAGGCTTCAAGCTCTTTGCCGATCAGATCAGGGAAACCAGGCTGTGTGCCTTGGCGAGTGCGATACTTGCCGCCCCACGATGGCGGGAGATTGGTGCCGTAGCAAACTGCCTCGGCGTATTCCACATTGTTGAAGACCCTTCCAACATAAGGATTATCTGTGTTCACATCCCATCCCTGCACCAAGCGTGCAGTGTCAACTGGTGTGCCGATAGGTGTTTGCCTTGTCTTTAGTTCTTTTTGCCACTGCAGTGTGGTCCTGTTCACCAGCTTGCGGACCTGATCGTCCATCAAACCTGGGATCTGATCCAGCCTGATGTTGCGTGCCATGCTCAAGCCCTCAAGATCAGTTCGTAGACAATCGCAGCATTGCCCTGCTCAATCGTATTGACTTGAATGATCTGATGCACAACGCTGCTGATGACGATGCGATCCTTTGTCTCAGGAGCTGTCGTTACCGCAGCGGCAGCAATCAGCAGACGCTTGTCACCAGCCTGTACCAGTTCGTTGACTTCCTTCAGGCTCACATCAGAAAGCACACCCTTAACAGTGGAATCTGACTCAGACTCAGTGATGGTGCCGGTCGTTGTGTTGTAACTTCCACCCGTGACAATCCGGACAGTTACATCGCCACCAAACTTGCTGACGACTTTATTGGCGACCTTGCGTAGCGAAGTGGAAAGCGCCATCAGATCTTGTACGCAATGCACGCCCCATTCTGAAGCGTGATGCTGGTGAAATATCCAGTCAGATGGGCACCTTGGTCAACACTTGCTCCACTGAAGCTGTTGTCAATCACGTTTGTACTGACAATCGACGTGATCGTGCTGCTTTCGTAAAAGTCAATATGCGAGAACTTACCGGTATGCGTTGCCGTGTCATTGATGACCTCAGCGCCTACCGCGTAATCAACAGTCGAAGCACCGCCGTGTGATTTAGCCATGTCAGATCTTGTAGGCGATTACAGCGCCACCATTGTTAAGGGTGAAGGCAGTGAAAACACCCTGGATCTCAAAGCCAGCAGGCAGCGATTCACCCACCAAGCTGTTCCCGGTCCAGTTTTGCGCCGTTAGTGCGCTGAAGCTGCTGTTGTTCTTCAGCACAACAATCCTGTTCCACCTGCCAGTGTGAGCATCGGTAGTGCTCACGAAGTCCGCACCGATGCTGTAGGAAGGGTCAATGGCGACACTGTTATGCGCCATGATTAGAGCCTGTAAGCGACGACAGTGCCGCTTGTCAGTGTGATGCTGGTGAAGACACCACAGATCTCACAGCTTGCGCTGAAAGGGATTGCCGATAGGGTGTTGCCGGTGTAATCCTCAGCCGTGAGGCTGGCAATCACCGAGTCCTCAAGGGCGACAATCTTGCCGAAGCGTCCGGTGTGCGCTGCTGTGTCGTCAATGAACTCAGCACCGGGATAGGCGTAACCCATGAGTCAGCTCCGCTTAACGGCGATGTTGCCTGGTCCGCTAATTCTAAGTCCGGTGAAATACCGTTCCACCATCGGCGGAATCCGATCAGCGCCAGTCGCCCCGTAATTGTTAGGGGTCACGTCCAAGCTACCGATCTTGACGTTCTTGTAGTCCTCCAGACCGCTCAGACCCAAACCATCCTTGTTGTTGTTCAGGTAGACCGCGAGTTCCGCTTGCGCCTTCTTGACCTGATCCGGGATCTCCGTGTCGGTGAAATAATCCGTCGTAATGCGGAAAGGAAACCCAACAGCGTAAGTATTGATGTAGGTATCGGGCTTTCGGACCCCAGTGCGCGGCCACTGGAGAGACTGCGTATCAGTCGCACGGGCACCAAGGAATCGTTCGCGGTCGATGCGTTGCGCCGCTGTGTACAAAGCTCGGTTTTTCTGGTCATCTGTTGCAGATGCCCAAGCAGTAACGTCGTCGTTCTGAATGAGACCGTCGATCAGATCGTTGGCGTCATTCAGCGTCAGGTAGCTGTTTGCGCTTGCGCCCCCGACTGTTGCGTCGATTGTGATTGCCATCGGGCGTCTCGGAAGATTGGTCGGTTACAAGCTCAGGAAGGATAGAGACTGCTGCCGTAGCAGCAGCCTCCAGTTCCCGTGCTCGCCTAAAAGCGAACAACCCCATCGTCAGGAAGCCGCAGCTTTGAAGATGGCGTAGGTCAGCACGATTGCCTCACCCAGCGAACCAGCCGAAGCGTTGCTCACGGTGATCGCAAAGGATCCAGCGGCAATGCTGTTGGCTTGCACCAGATAGGAACCGGCAGTACCAGCAGAGCTGTGGTTCACCAGAACGATGTCGCTTGCGGCGACTTCACTGTTGGTCACCGTGAAGGAGACCTCAGCACCAGCTGCCAGGGCAGCATCGTGCATGGTGATCTGACCGCAAGCCTTGTTCAGGGTTACGCCAGTGGACTTGCTGGTTCCTTGGGTCACGGCACCGCCAGAGACGTAGCCGATTGCCTTACCAGCAGAAACTTCAAATTGAGAAGCCATGGTTAATTACCTCCTCAATCGAAGTTAGAGGTGTTCGTGGCGCGAACGATGCCGAGGTTCTTAAGCTCGTACACCTTCGACCAGTTGCTCACCGTTTCCAGTTGTGCGCGGGTGGGGTTGGTGGTAGTCACCGCCCACTTCGAGCCAACGGGGTGGTAGCAATAATGCAGGTCGATCGACATGGCATCACTCTTAGCGAGGATGTCACGATCAGTTTCGGTCTGCATTGCCATTTGCTCGCCCGATGCAACTGCTCCTTCGGTGAAGAAATAGGTTGCGTATTCGGTCGAGGCACCGCTGCCCTCGGTTTGCACATCATCCGAAACGATGACGCGCAGACCCATGTAGGTCGGGACAGTGGGATTGCCGTAAGCAGCAACCATCGAACCACCGGATTGGGTGGTGGAGGTGCCACGGGCATCGGCAGTGCTGACGTAATCGATTGCACGGCGCTCCACAAGGTCGTAATAGACCTTGGAGTGCATGCAAATTGCAGTCAGCTTGTCGCCTTGGTCGCCCAGCAGGGAGCGAGCTTCGGCAACGTGACGTGGGCTGAGCACGGTGGGGGTGTCACCAGACTCACCATCAATGGTCAGACCAAAGAAGGCAGCAGAGGAGCTGGTGGTACCCAGGGTGCCGAACACACCCTTGAGGCAGGACAGCAGATCCTTCTGACGCTGGTTGGCAACGTAGTCAGCAACCTTGGCACCAATGGCAGCCATCGGATCGCTACCAGCTGCAAGAGCAGCGAGGTCACGAGCCTCAAAGGCACGACCACGGTGCAGGATCACGCCAACTTGCTTGTCAGCAGTGATTTTGCCGGGGGTCAGGGAAGAGCTGTCAGACAGCACTTCAAAGTCACCGGAGAGGTTTGCCTTCCAGAAAGGCACGTTGATGAAGTCACCGCCCTCAGTGGCATTCAGCTCAGCCATCGGACGCACAACACCGCTAGCCAGGAAGGCATCGCGCTGAGTGGTCTGTTCAATGACGTACGGCGTAAATACCTCAGGAACGATGATGTCCGACCGAAGAGTCGCCATCGTTTGAATCCAAAAGTGTTTTACAGAACGGGCACAGCCCTTGGCTCAGCACAGCCTTGCCTTGGTTAAAAGTTTAACGTGCGGCTTGTGCTTTGAGTTTCTCGTACAAGTCACGATCTGTTCTAAACAGCCGTGATTGTTCGGTCAAGTTGTAACTCTCAGGCAAGAACGGGTTAGCAACACCAGCGGGGATCTCTCCACTGCTGCGCCCGATGGGTGCGCCACTGCCCTGTGGTTTGGGCTGTTTTTGCATCCAGCTAGGCAGGGTCTTTGCCCATTCCTGGACTGGTGTGCGCTGGTAGCCGTCAACCACAACAACAGTGCCGTCAGGTTCACGCTCGATCTGATCAGGCGACAACTTGGTCTTCATCACCAAGTCGGGATCATGCACGATGTCCGCTAAGGCACTGACTGCAGGGGTTAGAAGCTCCAGTTCCCGCACTCGGGATTCAAGCTCTGAGATGCGCTGGTCCTTTTCCGCCGTCGCCTCACGGAACTGCTGCTCCAGAGCTTGCCGAGCTTCGCTGTACTTGCCTTGGGATTCGAGTTGCTGCTGCTCGGCTTGTCTTTTGAATTGGATCAGCTCGTCAATGTCAACGCCTTCTGGTACGGCTTTGGCTTGTTTGACTGCTTTCTTGTACTCGTCTAGAAGCTCTGCGTTCTTTTTACGCATTGCCTCCAGCTCTGCTTGGAGATTTGATGTGTCAACAGCTTGCTCCACAGGAGCAGTTTGTTCTTCAGACATTAGAAACCCACAGGGTTTGGCGGACCTACATTAGTGGTTGGTAACTGGTGATGTCAAAACGGGAATGGGACACGCCAGTGCGTGAGCCTTGGAATCCCTTGATTTATCAGTGCCTGAAAGCCATTGACCGCCACATGGCAGCATATCTTGCGACTGGTAACACCTGGCACGCGATTAAGGCGCAGGAGCTGCGCCGTTATGTCGCAGAGCTTAAAGATTGGATCTTCCTGCAGGAGGACAGGTAATCACCACTTTTCCTTGTCAGCCCAGTAAGCCGCTGACATCTTGCCTTTGGCGATGTTCTTGGCGTGCCGCGCTTTAAACGATGCCCTTCTGGCTTTGTCTGCTGCTGACTCTCCTTTTTGCGCTGGTGAGCCTGACACGCCCTGCTGACCGAATCTGATCAGCTTGACCTTGTCGCCTTCTTTGGCGAGCACGGCATGGGATTTGTTCGGGTGCTTAGGAGTCCTCTTGGGTTTGTTGTACCCGTCAAACTGCTCGCCTCGGTAGGTAATCATTTCCGTTTCGGCGCAGGGCGTAACTCTGACCGTTGCTTCAGCACCGGGTTGCCAGTGCTTTCGGACTTGATCGCAACCACCGGATCATCGGCAGTGCCACGACGAGTGACCGTGCCACCAGTCGGACCTTTGATCGAATGTGATCCTTCGCCAGGCGTGCTGGTCACGATGCCATAGGTGCGGACACCTTGGTACAGCCAGCTAACACGATCACCGCGCCTCACTTCTTCTTGCCTCCTTTTTTAGGCTTAGCGACACCAGCTTCGCTGAGAGCGATGGCGATTGCCTGCTTACGGCTTTTTACCTTGGGACCCTTTCCCGGTCCCGGCTTGCCGCTTTTTAGCGTTCCCGCCTTGTACTCCTCCATCACTTTCCCCACCTTCTTTTGCTGCTTGCGGCTTTGCTTTGCCATTGATCGGCTCCACTTGACCTAATGCTAAGCCGAACTTATTACGCCACTGCAGGGTGCCATCAGCGAGCTTGACCTGACGTGCCAGCACCTGTTCGCCGTTGAGGTTAATCGTTTGGAACTCTTGGTTTGACATTGGGATAACGTCGCGTGAGTTGCTCCAAGGTTAGTTCGGACCCGTCCTGTCGAACAAAGCGGCGCAAGGCATCATCAGGTCCATACTGTTTTGCGAGGTAGTTAAAGTAGGGAGTCTTGCTACCGAAGACTTGTTCTTTCTTGGCTGGGTTATCCATCAGCCATTGCCCATAGGTCTGGCGCAGCTCAGCATCACGCGCTGCAAAGCCCTTAACGATTGGCACCCGCATGGACCGGCAGTTGAAATGCAACGGCGGCTGTGGTCCTTCACCCCACTTGTAGACCTTGCCGTCTAGTGAGCGGCAGATTGGTGAGGTGCGTGTATCCAAGATTGCGGTGTAACGGTATTTGGTGGTGGCATCAGGGTTTGCTGCTGCGACCTGCTGCATCGCTGCATCAGACACCTGCGTAATGCTGCTGCGGACAATGGCGCGGATCTGATTGTTTGGCATCGAGGTCAGCAAGCCACCCTGCTGGATGATTTGTTGCGTGGTGCCAAGCTGTTCACGGTTTAGCCTGCCGCGCAACCGGCGGACGATGCTTTCAGTCGATTCACCAGTCAGCAGTCCATTGCGAACGGCTTGACTGAACATCTCGGCTTGTTTGGTGCCGATATTTTCAAACGCCTTGCGTACCACTTCGCCATTGGGCAGGGTCAAGGTGGCACCATCTGCAACTGTGATGCGTGCGACAGCAATCCGGGCTGCACCTGGCAGTTGATCGCTCAGCGAGACGATTCCAAGCTGCGTGGGGTCGGTGGTAACGACAGCCTGAGCAAATTGTGGGCTGATTTCAACGGTGCGGACAATGACCTGCGAAGTGGCGGGCAGTAGGTCTTGCAGTTGTTCAGTCATGAAGTCTGACTGCAAAAGCGCCAAGCCCTGCAGCTCATCCGCCATCAAGACCGTGCTTTCGCCAGACCATGTAGCCAGTGATTCCTTGAGCTGAGCAAGGATTGCGCGAAGCCTGCCCGCTGTTTGCGTCTGTGGGTCAAGCGTGGCGAGTCTGTCTGTTGCGTCAAGGATCACGTCGTTGTAAGCCCTGACGATGCGCCTTGCTACGCCATTGCTATAGCGATTCAAGTCGATGGCATTGCGAAAGAACTCGGAATGTTGTGTCATGACACCAGTCCAAGCTCTTCTGCAGAGCAGGATGACATGACCATGACATCCGCACCGGCACGCAGGCAGCGTTCTACCAAGCCATGTAACACATATTCGACATGCTCTACGTCATGCTCCAGTTGCATTTCTTCAACTTCATACTGCTTGCCGTTGCGAAACCATGCGACACGGACCACAGCAAAAATTGATTCCTCAAGCTGATGCTGAATGATGTTCAGCTGCTGCTTGCGTGGCTTTGATGCGCCCATGACCAAGCCTCCTGCCACCCAATCATGTTGGCATCTCTCCTTCGTCTTCTGGTTCGGAAGACTCCTCTGGGATTGAAGCCATCGCATGAGATTCAGGCGCTGCCATCTCGATGTAACCGCCAGCCTGAGTTGATTCAATCTCCTCTTCAACATTGAACTCATCGCCAAGAACTTCGCCTTCGTAAAGCTGGTCAAGCAGTGTCTTCTGGGTGATGGTGCCAGCGGTGTAGAGCTGAAGCAGGGACTGGATCTCTTGTGGCTCAAGACGAGCACCAAGGAAGTCACGATTAACAAAGCTGCTGCCAACCTCCTCGATGTTGAGGTAGTGGGCGTGATGAGCAAGGCAGTTGTCTATCAGGTCTTGCATGTTCTGCGCGATCACCATCATGGTGCTGTCACCTTGGCTGCGGTCGATGCGCTTCGACTCAGCGGTTTCAGCAGATAGCTTCTGACCAAGGACAGCGGATAGACCTAGCTCATTGATCTGCAATGCGAGCTGATCGAGACGGCGAAACTGCGAATCAAAGGCATTGCTCGGCGGAGCGATGTATTCTGCCCGCCCGTCACTGGGGAAGCTGATCGCTTCGCCTGGACCTGCACTAACTTCTTCAGCAGAGCTTGGGAAGCC